GTGTATAAGAGACTAGTATTATAGAATCTATAAGCTGAATCATTGCTTTTTTATCTTCTTCTTCTGTAATTTTTTTGATATACGTGTCTAAACCGCCATCTTTACTTACCTGTAGATCAATTAGCTCTTTCTTTGTGAGATTAAAATATAAATCTTTCGTTACTTTTTCACCATTAAAATTTTCGTATGTTATTGTTTTTTTTAACATTTTATTATTCCTTTCATTATTAAAATATAAATTATTAGCTTTCTAGTATTGTTTTTACTTCATCAGGAAGTGGTAATCTTGCATCAGCTTGGTCGCTACCGTAAAGAACATCTTCAAGTTTCTTTAGTTTTTCTTTCTCTATCTTTGTAGAGTCGATAGTTAGTATAGATGTAGGCTTAAGACCTTTTGCCGATACTGGTACTGTTGAAATATCCCAAGAGAATGATATGATATCCGGAGAATTGTTTATTGTTTGGAATTGTCTATCAGATGGAGATGCTTGGCAACCATATACCAAATGAAGTTTGTATCCATAATCATTTCCTTTTGTATCATTTCCAAGAACAGTTCTGTATGATAGTCCAAAAGTTTCTCTATTTTGTTGACCAGCAATAACACCCTTAGATAGTTCTGCAGTTCCGTCACATTGTCCAAATTCTTCAGGATATGTGTATGCTTCGATTGTGCATCCGAATTCTTCAGCAGATCTTATTGATAGCCATTTTTGATTGTCTGCGTAGAATGGGTTATCATCAGCACCCGATGGTTTTTCAGATATTGTTGTTAGTCCATTCCATGCGATTCCTTTATTATATACTCCGTCTTGGTCTCTTCTGTAAAGCACTCCCATATCAACGCCTGTTTCATATGTTTTTGTGCTTATCTTATTCCATTCTAATCTTTTTGGCATGATGTCCTCCTTAAATATAAACTGTATAATAAAAATGATTTAAATTATTCATAGGAGTTAACCTATCAAATAATATATTAAACTTAATATCATCTTCAAATGCCGATAATATTTTTTCATATAAATCTGTTTCTGGGTCTTTAGTTATCAATGTTATTTGATACGCTTCATCCATTTTATATCTTTTATTATTGGCAAATACAGTATTTACTTGCTGAAGCGTATAAATGATAACTGGAAAGTTTGTTATTTTTTTAGACTCTGGGGGCTGAAAGAATACTTCCCTTGTGCCTAAAATAGCTTCCAACTTTTTTTGTAATTCTAATCTATGGCGCATTATAGACACCCCCTAAGGTTAATATTAAACGTGGATACCTAGGCTCAACAGATGAAATTTTCCATTTAACACCTAAATATTCCATGTATTTAATATTCATAAAATTAGCATAAAGAGTTGGGTCTACAACTATTGATGCTATCTGATCAAGAGAAATATCGTCATTTAATTTAGATTTTTCTTGAAACCTACTACGGATACTTATAAATTCTCCGTAGTATTGCGCTTCGACAATATTCTCTGACCAAATGCCTGGAGATGTTTCAACAGTTGTTAAATAACCAATCCTACCGGTACAACGCATAGTTTATTGTTGTTTCTTTTCGAATACTAGAGCTGATTTTGGTATTGTTAATGCGCCAGAGCATCTAGTTTCTATCAAATACTTATATTGGTTAAAGTCGATATCAAAGTCATCAAACATTGATATGCTGCCGCCTTGGTCTGCACCAACAGTATAATCGTTTAAGTTAACAACTATGGCAACAAGATCTATCTTAGTACCAGCATCATCTCTTGTAATATTTTCCATAATTGGTACTTCTACTATTTCTTTAACTCTCATGGCTGTTGCTAGAGCTTGTTCGCTTTCATATATCCTTCTACCCATCTTATCTTCTATAAGAAGTAGTTCAGTTAATAGATCTGGATGAATATATAGAGATGGTCTTCCACTTCCTCTATACTCAGTACGAGCTCTTAGAACTCCTTTTATAAATGCATCCGGATTGAAGTCGGCCTTTTCAAATGTTATTTTTGTTGCGAATACTTCATCATCTTTCCAAATAGGTCTAATGTTGTCTTCATTTATTTTATCTTGTGATGTTATTTCTCTACCATCACCAACTAATATTGCTCTTGCTAGTTCCTCATCGAGCATCATTCTCATTTCTTTCTTAAGGAAAGTGACAACATTAAAATCTGTTATATCAATTATATCATCTCTATCTAGCTTTTGTTTTTTATAAACAGTAGTAGGTCCAGTTACACGTTTTAAAGCTTTTATTACTTCTTCAACTTTCTTCTTACCTTTTACATAACCTTTTGCTCTAGCCTCCTCAGCAGTTATATCAGCAGCTGTAGATTTTATTCTAGCAAATGGCGAATGTTTAGTACCATTTAGTACCATTTTGACCCATGTCATGTCCCTTGAGATTAGGATTGGCTCTGAGTTAACAGCTTTAGCATCTGGGAATAGTACATCTATCTTATCGATACCATATTGTGCAGCATGTTCAAGAACCGCATCCTTCAATGAACCGAATTCGATACCATCTTTGATTATTTGTTGCATTTCTGAATGTGACAAAGTTGTTTGTTCGTCTTGCTTTTCAAAAACATTTTTCTTCATATTAGTTCCTCCTTGAATGTCTGAGTGTTCAGCAGAATTAGCCAATAACGCATATACCATATCTTTTTGTTTTGGCGAGAGTGTATTAAAAATATCTCTTAAAGATTCGCCATCTTCGTCTTCATCATCGATATTTTCTTCATCATCTTCGTCTTCATTATCGGCATGTGAAATTTCTTCATCATCTTTCTTTTTAGATTTCTTTTTCGAAGATTTTTTAGGTTTTGGTTCTTCCTCTTCCTCATCTTCTTGAGTGTTTTCTTCATCTTCGTCTTCTTCATCTTCATCACTCGACTTTTTATTTGATTTTTTAAATGGTTTTGAAGACTCGGCATGAAGTAATTCTCCAGTATAAATTATTGCTTCTGTAAAATCAGCATCGTCTCCATGAGCTAGAGAAATATTATCTATAAATGCTCCTGGATTGGCTCCGGATAAAACAAGACTTACTTCTTTTATCATCCCATGAACAACATTACTTCCTTCTTGGACAAGTCCATTAGCATAAATTGATAGACTTACAATATCCTTATGTTTAACAAGTTCTTTAGCAACACCTGCATTATCTGTATCGTTAAATTTACAATATGCATAAACTCCGTCTTCACGGTTTTCCAACATAGCATGACCTAAAACATTACTTGGATCATCGTGTTGATGTTGCCATACTAATGGTACTCGGGTGTTATCATTTTTTTTAAATGCGTTTTTTTTAATTACGCGGCCATCTGAACAACGTAAGTTATTTTTAGTGGCATATCCTGAAAAATCAAATTTTCCTTTTTTCATGGTAATAATTTTACTCCTTCCTTTGTTTTTCCTGTTATGTTAGGATTGAAATTCTTTTCTTTTCTACCCTTCTTACCCTTTCTACCCTTCTTAATAGAAGAGCCGCCAGTATTCTTTCTAGGACGACCTCTCTTACCAGATGGTTTATGGAATTTAGCTTCACCGTAAATCTTTTCAATTTCCGATTCAAGATTTTTACGGTAATCGCTTTTAAGATTTGTTCTTTGTTTACCATATTCTGTACGGTCATCATCCATAACTCTCTTCTTTATACCTTTATAGTTAACCATCCAGTTTTTATACACAGTGTTTATTTCACTACGTGCTTTTTTATTATCTTCCCTCAACTTCGCAATTTGCTCTTTTATTCCTGCTCGTTTTAATTTACGTTCCTCTTTAGTCATTCCTTTTAATGATTTCATCAAACTTTGAATTTTGGATTTAGTCATTTCAGATTGACTTTTAAGTTTAGCTTTTGTTGAGTTTTTATAATTCAGCATTGAATTCTTATACGCTTCTTTTTTCTTATTCCTATTAGTTATATATGTTGTTCTTAATCTAAGTTTATTTTTTGAGTATTCGCTTTTCATATTAGAACGAACGTATGCTAAAGCCGCTTTACCTTGTTCATTTAGAGTTTTTCTTTTATGCCCTTTGAGTTTTCTAGTTCTCATATAGTATTCATGTGCTTTAACTGGATCATAATATTTAGAAGCATAATGTAGTAGGAAATCGTCATCATCCATATGGTTTAATTCCTTATCTAGATTATCTAATTGACTGTCTGAGTCATCTAATTCCCTTAATAATTCTAGAAAATCCTCTTCAGTCATTTCATCTTCACCATCTCCATCTTCCTCTTCAGTACCATTTTGACCTACGAGACCGAGTTCTTCATCTCGATTGGCAATGTTTGCATTTCGCAATGCATTTGCCTGCGGTGTATCAACTGGTTTGAATCCCATGATTGAACGAATTTCATTTGATGATAGAACTTCATTACGAGTAAACGTATCCACAACTTCTGCAATATTTTTAAGTGGAAGTAATTTAAATGGTTCTCTAAAGAATACTATTCTCTGACCTTGTGTTAGGGCGGTTTTAGATAAAAATGTATTTTCCATTCCTTCAGTTATGGAAGATAATATTGGTTCAATGGTTCTGTTATAATAATTTAATAATTCTTCTTCTGTAGCTGTTCCATTAAATATGTTCTCTGTTATTCCTAACTGGCCAAATAGCATTCTCGTTAAGTATTCGATTTGAGATAGCAAATTATTTTCAGCAGCTCTATTAAGTTGAATTATTCTTTCAGTTCCATCAGTATATGCAATACCATATTTAGAACCTTCCAATTGTTTTTCAATATCCGCTTTCCTTCTCTCAGCTTCAGCACGTCTTGCTTCAGTTCTTATAACATAAGGTAGTTGTATCAAAATATCCAATTTACCAGAAACTGTATTTTCATCATATTGGTCTAGTAGTGATATTTTTCTACTTAGTCTTTTTAGAGTTGAATTTGGTTCGTTCATCACAGAATATAAAGGATTTTCAATTATGGCAGCAATATCCTTACCGATAATTATATCTTCTCTATATCCGGTTTCTTCATTATAAACACGAACTTTAACGTGTTTTGGAAACCATTCTAATATTTGACCTATTCTTAATGATAAAATATCATAACCAGCAGTTTGATTTGGATTTAGAACAGTATCTGTTGGTATTATAGCAATGACACCTTCATCACATAATGACATTACGGCATCCTGTATAAAAGCACGTCCTATTTGATCAATATTTGCTTTTCTAGTAAAGCACTTATTTAAATTAGTAGGCATATCACGAACATATTGTTCTTGATCATTTACTTTTATATGTCTTATCGGTAATGCTGCAGCATCAATTCCAATTCTATTTATAATACTAGCAGTTATAGTTCTATCATTTAAGAAGAAGTATTTTGTTTTATGAAGTTTTTCACTACTACTTGGGCCTTCTACTCTTTTATTCTGCATAACTTTGTCTTTAAATATAGACCATGCGTGAGCTAAAAAATTCACTAGAATATTTCACCTCCTTTTCTTTTAAAATTCCTCAGTATTGGCTTTAAATGCAATATATGCATCCATTAAAGCTGCAACACCATCGATTTTTTGATCGCTTCTTAATTTATAGAGTTTTCTATTACCATTATTATCTACTAAAACAACCGCATTCCCAAAGCAGAATGAC